AAAGAAGTTTTGTAAAACACAAAAGGTATCTTTATTCTAACATTAAATGTTATTATGAAAATACAGAAACAGGGGTACAGGAAAATCATAAAGATAATAATACAGTTAATAAAACAAATAACAATACACCTAGTGTTAAAGTTTCAACTATTTGGAGTATTTGTATTGAGGCTTATAATCATTTCTGTAAACAAAGAATAGGTGTTGGTTGTAAAATGGACGGAGCAGAGGGTAAGGCTATGAAGTCAATTATATTATATTTAACAACTCAAGTTAAGGATCCAAAATATCAAGATACTATTTATCGTGATGACAGGGATGATCAAGTTTATATTGCTTGGAAGTTTATATTAGATAATTGGGATATGTTAGATGATTTTTTACAAAAACAAATAGCATTAAGACAAATAAATAGTAATTTAATTAACATATTAAATCAATTAAGAAATGGAAAAAATAGATCCAAGACGAGTGTTGAAAAACTTAAAAGCGAAATCTACAAACGAAATAGTTAAACAAGATCATAGCAAAAGGATTACAATACAAAGTTTTACTCCTTGTTTAATGTCGGAGAATAAATCTTTGTTTAAAAAACAAGTTAGGGAGATTAGTATTCGTGATTATCATTTAGATAGAATAGAAGGAAAGGGGAAACATAAGACAATAGAAATAATGGTAAAAGAAAATACCCAAAGAGTAAAAGATGAAATAAGTTTATTAATAATAGATTTAATGGGTTTTTTTAATGTTAAGTATAGTATGGATAAAGATATGATAGAAGATGTGGTAGAAATGCTTATAACGGAATATAGAAACTTAACGATCTTTGATGTAGCATTATGTTTTAGAGAAGTGAAGATAGGTAGGTATGGTAAGATTTATGATAGATTGGACGGTGGTATGATAATGGAATTTTTTATTAAATACTATAATGGTTTTGTTGATGCAATAGAACAAGCACACGAAAGACGAAAAAATGCTTACTCTTTTGGTGAGCGACAAAGTGGATATAAAAAGATATGGCGAAGAAGAAATTAAGATATACAAGGGTAAGAAATAAACAACCTGAACACGAACTACAAAAAACAGTAGCCACTTTTTTAGATTTAATGATTCTACAAGGTGGTGAAAGTCCCCTATACTCTGCTACTGTTGGTGGTGTTAGAACAACAATGCGACAGGCGATCAAAATGAAACAAACAGGATATAAGAAGGGTATACCTGATATTATTATTTTTGAATCACGAAATGGTTATCACGGATTAGCAATAGAACTTAAAACTAAAAAAGGATATGCAAGTAAGCATCAAAAAGAATGGATAGAAAAGTTATTAAAAAGAGGTTACTATGCTTGTGTTTGTAAGGGATTAGACGATGCTATTTATACAATAAAGACTTATTTTTCTATACCAACCACATCTGTTAAGTAAAAATAATTTGTATTTTTCTTTGTTAAAATTAGGATTGTATATAAAAATTCCTTTATATTTGAATTATAATTGATCGGGTAATATATTTTCCAACCAATCCGACCTACTGAGAAAGGAGCAGAAAACCAATGTTGTGATCAATTATAAATAGGGGATAAGATAAAAAACAGAGTGAACATTTCAATTAACATAATTGTTAGTTTATAAACGAATAAGTAGCAAAACCCCTTACAAAAGAAGTGTGATTCACATAAATCGCAACAGAAGTTTTAATATCATTTGGAAATAATGGAAGATTGATATTATGTAAATCCTGCGGAGTGAATCATTCTTCTTATAATTTCTATTTTGAAAGAGGCAATCAGTTTAGTACTTATTAGGAAATCTGCATATGCCTCTTTTTTTTTTGTAAAAATTATTTGTACATTGCGAATCAATGTATAAATTAATTAAGAAATATCATTTCTATGCGGGACACAGAAACGAGAATTTAAAAGACAAATGTTTTAATTTACACGGACACACTTATTATGTAGATATACATTTTGATTTTCCTTATAATGAGAAGTTGGGTATTACAAAACTCTTTAGCGAAGTTGATGATATTGTTAATCCATTTATAAAAAGATTAGATCATTCCTTATTAATTAATAAACACGATCCTTTATTAAAGTATTTAGAATTATTTGTTGTTCAAGAAAAAACAAGTTTAAAGATTACACAATTTGACAAAGTTACAAGTGCAGAACATTTAGCAGAATATATATACAAAGGATTAAAACAATTACCAATAACAAAAATAGTATTACAAGAAACAACATCAAGTATAGTTACATATGAAGTTAACAGTTAGCGAACATTTTTATTCAATACAAGGTGAAGGCAAGACAATGGGTGTTCCTGCGGTATTCTTACGATTAACTGCTTGTAATCTTATGTGTGGTGGTAGAGGAACAGAAAAGGATCAACAACTACATCACGGTGCAACTTGGCGGTGTGACACTATTGAGGTGTGGAGAAAAGGAACGAGTTATGAGATAGATGAATTTGTAAAACTATTCGTAGACAAATACGAAAAGTATTTTAACAATAGAGCACATTTAATTATTACGGGTGGTGAACCAACATTACAACAAAAACAATTAGATAAATTTTTAGAACTATTAATAAAACGATTAGGTTTTAAACCATTTATAGAAATAGAAACAAACGGAACTATAATTCCACAAATGATTTATAACTATTTAGATTTAATAAATTGTAGTCCTAAACTATCTAATAGTGGTATGCCTGAAAAAAATAGAATAAAACCTGATACTTTACAATTTTTGAATTTAAGTCCTCTAACGATTTTTAAGTTCGTTGTAAGTAGTAATACTGATGTAGACGAGATAATGGCTCTAATAGCAGATAACAACATTGATTTAGCGAAAATATACTTAATGCCTAGTGCGAAGGATCAAGACGAACTAAAACAGAACACAAAAATAGTGTCCGAGTTATGTATGAAACACGGTTTTAATTTTTCAACAAGATTACAAATAATAATATGGGACGAAACAACAGGAGTTTAACTTGGGTAGAAATATATCTACAAATAGATATAATGTTAAATAAATTAGAGGACAAGAAGTACGGGGTATATGGTATAGCAAGAGGCGGACAAGTAGTAGCGGGGTTGCTTGGATATTGTGGTAAAAAAATTCAGGTAGTAGAACAACCTGAACAAGCAGATATTATCGTTGATGATTTATACGATAGTGGAACAACTTATAAAAAATGGAAAAAGAAATATCCTAAAGCAGAGTTTTATTTTTTATATGATAAAAGACAAAAAGAATATAATGGTAAGTGGTTAGAATTTCCGTGGGAACAAAGTGGAGATATTGAAGTAGAGGAAAATGTAATAAGGTTGTTAGAATACTTTGGCCAAGATGCTAACAGGGAAGGATTAAAAGAAACACCAAAAAGATATATTAAATTCTTTAAAGAGTTTTTAGATCCACCCAAATGGAAACCAACAACATTTTCTGCCGAAGGTTATGATCAAATGATAGTGCAAACTAATATACCTTTTTATTCATTATGCGAACATCATATTGCACCGTTCTTTGGTGTAGGACATATTGCATACATACCGAATAAAAAGATTATAGGATTAAGTAAATTAGCAAGAACACTTGAAACATTTAGTAGACGATTACAAAACCAAGAACGAATTACAAATCAGGTAGTAGACTTTTTAATGAAAGAATTAGAACCACTTGGTGTTGGTTGTGTTATTAAAGCAAAACATTTATGTATGGAAATGAGGGGAGTTAAGAAACACAATACATATACAACAACATCATCATTACGAGGGGTGTTTGAAAATAAAGAAGTTAAAGATGAATTTTTTAAATTAATAGAATTATGAAAGCAATAGTATTATTATCAGGTGGGCAAGATTCAACCACTTGTTTGTATTGGGCATTAAAAAAATTTAAAGAAGTATTAGCGATTGGTTTTGATTACGGACAGAAACATCAATATGAACTAGAGTGTGCTAAAGAGATTTGTAATAAAGTAAATGTTAAATATGAAGTATTACCTTTATATCATTTACTTGGTAACTCTGCATTAACTGATCACGATTTAGATATTAATACAAACCATAAAGATTTAGAACATTTACCCGCAAGTTTTGTACCTGCAAGAAATGCTTTGTTCTTAACCGTTGCTACTGCCTATGCTTTTAATAAAGGTATAACAGATATTGTTACAGGAACTTGTGAAACAGATTATAGTGGATACCCTGATTGTAGACAAACATTTATTAATAGTTTATCTGTATCATTAACATTAGCACTAGACACAGATATTAAAATACATACACCACTTATGTATTTAGATAAAGCACAAACTTGGAAACTAGCAAATGACTTGGATTGTCTTGATATTATTATTAACGATACTATGACAGATTATAATGGATCACAAACAATGAACGAGTGGGGTAAGGGTGAACTAGATAATCCCGCAAGTGAATTAAGAGCAAAAGGATATTATCAAGCGAAAGAAAATGGTTGGTTATGATTGTAATTGACAATATGTTAAAATATGATTCTACAATAGAGATAGAAAAAATAAAACCTTTTTACAATATATGTCCTATTACCAAACAAAGAGAAGAAATGAATATAGAGATAGTATATAAACCAAACAAACATTTATTAGAATTGGGTTCGTATAGAGAATTTTTTAAAAATGGGTTTGATTGTTATGTTGAGGAGATTGCACAAAAAGTATTTGATCATATTAATAAGTTAATAAAACCAAAAGAATTAAAAGTTAGAGTATTTATGTTAGAAGAAAAATTAACACCGTGGACGGTAGAAATAGTAATGTAATGAAATTATACTTTGCAGGAATAACACAAACGGATTATCAAGTATTAAAAAAATTAAAAGTAAAGAATTTTTTAATGTCGTATTATTATGTTAAAAACAAATGGTTTTTTAATGAAGATGATAATGTGTTATTGGATAGTGGTGGTTATACTGCAAGAATGCAAGGTGTAGAAATTGATGTAAAGAAGTATGCAGAATTTATAAATACTCATAAAATTAAATTAGCATTTGAATTAGATACACAATCAAAAAAAGAAACACTATACAATAGAGAATACCTACAAAAAAACACAAACACTAAAATAATTCCTGTATATCATTTGTCCGACTTTGAGAATGGAGATAAAAAATATCTATATAATATGCTTGACGAGTTTGATTTTATTTCAGTAGGTGGAGTAGCGGGTTTAAAAAGTGGAAAGAACAAAGAACAAGTATTGTATGATTTTGTTTTTTCTAACACAAGAGATAAATATAAGGTACACGGTTTAGGGATCACGGGAAATGAACCGTTAAAAAAATATCCGTGGTATTCAGTTGATAGTACAACTTGGATGGCGGGTAGAAGATTTAATGAATATAACGATTTTGACGAGTTTGGTAATTGTAAAAGGGTTGTTAATTTTAACAAATTAAAAAAAGATCAAGTCACTATTACAAGTTTTATACACAATCAAAAAACACCTGAACAAAAAGTAGAAGTAAGTATTAGATCATTTATAAAATTAGAAAAATATATAACAAGATTATGGGAAAAAAAGGGAATAAAGTGGGATTCATAGAATTCGGTATAGATAAATTAGTTAAGGCAGATTGGAACTATAAGACAGAAGATTTAGATAAATCGGAAAAACTAAAAGCAAATATCAAAAGAAACGGACAGGTAGAAAATATATTAATAAGAGAATTAGACACAGGTTTCTTTGAAGTTGTTAATGGTAATCATAGATTAGATGTTTTTAAAGATTTAGGATTAAAGAAAGTGATGTGTTATAATCTTGGATCAATTTCGGAACAACAAGCAATGAGAATAGCAATAGAAACAAACGAAACAAAATTTGATAGTGATAGTATTGTTTTAGGCGAAAGGATCAAAGAATTAACAAAAGAATTTGAATTAGAGGATCTAGTATCAACACTACCTTATACTGAAAATGAAATAGAAAACTTTAAAACATTAACTGACTTTGATTGGGAGCAGTATGCGGATAAGGAAATAGATACATTTGATGATATAGAGTTTGACAAAACAATTACAGTTAATGTAACAAATGAAACTTTTAAAAGGTGGTTAGAATTAAAAGATAGGTTTCAAAATATAATAGGATATGAAAACGAAAGTAAGGTATTTGAATTTGCTATAATAGAAGCATTAAACATACCATTGAAATCTTTAGAATAAATACACATTATTACACGGATAATAACTATATTGCATTATTAACTTAAAATTAAACTAAAATGGGAAGAACAGATAATAAAGGACATAAAACAAAAGGTGAACCAAGAGAAATATATATACAGGGTGTGAAAGAACCTGTTGCGGCAGTTGATGAAATTCATAATCTATTTCATAAACCTTCACCTTTCCAAGTAGAAGAACAAATACATTATAGAATAGAAAGTGATATGCAATGTCAATCACATTACTTTGAACAAAAGTATAAAAGGAAAGATACAATTTGGTTAGCAGAAAAGAAAGTAGAACAATTACTTGGCGATAGTTGGTATTGGAATTGGAATAACTTTGCTGTTAGAGCATTACATATGCGAGTAATGAACTTTATATTACCTTTTGATTATCATAAGGTTTGGTTTGGAGCAGTTATAAAAATGGGACAAAAGTTTCCTGAATTAATGTTTGAGGAAGAATTAAAACAAGTATCACCTCAAGAGTTAAAAGAAATACAAGACAAGAATCAACTTGACGAGGAGATGTTTAAAAAAGAACAAGAGAAACAGAAAGCAGAGATATTAAAAAAGGAAGGTATGGAAGGATTAAAGAAGTCGGGTAATATAGAACCACTAAAACAATAATGGAAGATTGGATTAACTTACTTATTTTTTTAGGACTTGCTTGGTTAAATATATTAATACTAGATTGTTTATTTAAAGTTTATGGCTAACAAAGATAGATACTCAATAGCACAATTAAAAGAGGCACTAGAGAAAGCGGGTGGTTTTATTTCTATTGCAAGTAAAGCATTGGGTTGTACTAGAAAAACATTATATAATTATATACAAAAACACCCTGAACTAAAAGAATTATTAGATGATGTTAGGGAAGGTTATTTGGATATGGCCGAGGCAGGATTACTTGCACACATTAAAGACAAAGACAAACAATGTTTATTCTTTTATTTAAAAACACAGGGTAAGAATAGAGGGTATGTTGAAAGGCAAGAGTTTACAGGTAAAGACGGTGAGCCAATAGTTTGGAAAGAAACTAAAACATACGATAATGAAAAACCACACTAGAGTATATCTAGACAAAATGGGTTATGCAGAAGGTGAGTTCATACCGTGTGAAGTATGTCAATTAGAATGTACTGATGTTCATCATTTATCTGCTAGAGGTAGTGGTGGTGTGGGATCAAATAGAATTAGAGGAACTAAAAAAACTGACAAAGATTATATTCAAAATTTGGTAGGATTGTGTAGAACTTGTCACACCCTTTGTGAAACGGATAAAGAGTTTAACAGTAAAGTTAAAGAATTACATTTAAAGATATTATTAGTAAATGATATTAACTAAAAAACAAACTTATGCACTTGATATATTAGAGGACAAAAAACATACCTCTATATTATTTGGTGGTGGAGCAGGTGGTGGTAAGTCTGCATTAGGTTGTTATTGGTTATTAAAAAATTGTTTTAAATATCCTGAAACTCGTTGGTTAATAGGTAGATCTACTTTAAAGACATTAAAGGAAACAACATTGGTTACTTTCTTTGAAATAGCAAAGATACAAGGTATTGACATTCAAGAGATTCAATACAATCAAAGTATGGGAACGATCACATTTCCTAGAACGGGTAGTAGCATACTATTAAAAGATTTGGGACATATGCCTTCCGATCCTGAATTTCAAAGATTAGGTAGTTTAGAAATAACAGGAGCATTTGTAGATGAAGCAGGTGAGATTTCACAAAAGGCAAGTAGTATAGTTTCATCACGAATAAGATTTAAGATTGATAAATATAAATTACTACCTAAATTATTAATGACTTGTAATCCTGTAAAGAATTGGATATATACAGAATACTATAAGAAGGATAAAGAAGGATCACTACCACACTATAAAGTATTTATACAATCACTTGTAAATGATAACCCACATTTATCTAAACACTATATAGAACAATTAAATAGATTGGATAAGATTAGTCGAATGAGATTATTAATAGGAGATTGGGAATACGAAAATTTAGAGGACAAGTTATTTGATTATGATAAACTACAAGATTGTTTTACAAATGTTTTTATACCAAAGGGTGAAGGTTTTATTACTTGTGATGTAGCACGATACGGAGCAGATAAAACTGTGATCTGTATTTGGGAAGGTTGGAGATTACAGGAAATAATAACAATAGATAAAAGCGATTTAGTAGAGATAGCAAATAAGATTAATACTATTGCAAATGATAATAAGATAACCAAAAGTAATATAGTAATAGATGAGGACGGAATTGGTGGTGGTGTTGTTGATATGGTTAGAGGTTGTAAGGGTTTTAGAAATGGTAGTAAGGCATTGGGTAAAGAAAACTTTAAGAATTTAAAAACACAATGTTATTATAAGTTAGCAGAGAAGGTTAATAGTGGTGAAATATATTTTTGTAATACAATTCACAAGAACGAAATAATAGAGGAATTAGAAATAGTTAGAAGGGAACACATACATAAAGATACAACAACATTATCTATTATTTCTAAAGATAAAATAAAACAAAGTTTAGGTAGAAGTCCTGACTTTGCAGATACAATTATGATGAGATTATTCTTTGAGTTAAATAAAACAAAGATTACTTATTTTGGGTAATTAATTTTTTCGTAATTGATTTTATAAATTTTTATATATTTGACTTTATGTCAAAGCAACAAATAAAAACACTTAATAGAAAACATACAATGGCTTTAAAAAAGTTTATGGTAAAGATAGATGAAACTATTTATAAAGCAACAGATAGTATGCCTTCTAAAAAGTATATGGACTTTCAATTATTAAAAGAAAGAGCAATAGTTTTTTCAAATGAAATTAGTATTGATTATATAGAAAAGGAACACGAACAAGAGTGGATAATGATGTTACCTAATTTTATGATCTTTGGTGTTGTAGGTTTTTTAACGGGTGTTAATAATGGTAAAGCAGATTTCGTTCCTTTAATAGACGAATTATATGAATTCCATTTTTCAATGATAGACGAATTTCAAGATATTATATAGATGTTACATTTAAAAGTTGGTAAAAGAAAAGCAGATTGTCCTAATAATTGGAAAGAACTAACATTAAAACAATGGGTTGGTATGTTAGAGATATTAAGTAAATATGATATTGGTAAAAAAAATGAAGAAGAACGAACCGAGGTAGAGATTGCACAATCCAATTTAGATTATACTGTTGCTATTAGAGATATATTTTCTTACTTAACAGGGTTAGAAATAGAGTATGTTAATAAAGTTAAGACAAATGATATGGCGGCTATTATTGATGTAGTAAATGAATTTTTAACTGTTAAAGGTGAACCTAACGAAACAACAAGATGTTTTAAATTCAAAGAAAAGTTATATTATTTTCCTTCACCGAAAATGGAAACAAGTACATTTGAAGATTATATAGAGGCATCGCAATTAGAAATAACTAATAAAAATATGAAGGCAGGGAAGTATGCAGTATTAGCAGAACAAATGGCTATATTATGTAGAGAAGAAGGGGAACGGTTTGATGAAACTAAAATAAAGAAAAAAACAAAAATGTTTAGTAATCTAACAATGGATGTTGTTTGGGACTTTATTTTTTTTTTGACCAAACAAACGAACACCTCAAGAAGATATTTAGCAACATCTTTGAAAAGGATATGAATACTTATTATACAGAGGAAAGTTCAAAAATAATGAAAGGCTATGGGTGGCTAAATGTATTGTACACAATAGCAAGAGAAGGTATTTTTACAAGTGATAATAGAAATGCAATAGATAGTGTATTGAAAGAAAACTTATATAAAGTATTTACTTACTATTCTTTCTTGAGTGCAGAGATAGAATATAAAAAAGAAGCACAAAAAGAGTATGAACGAAAAACTAAAAAATAGATATGCCTTTACCTAAACCTAAACCCAATGAGGATAGAGATAAATTTATATCACGGTGTATAAGTGATCCTATTACAGAAACAGAGTTTCCTGATCTATCACAAAGGATAGCAGTATGTGTAACACAATACGATAAAAAAGATGAGTAACATTTGGAAAAATAAATATAGACAACAAACACAAACTTGGAGTGAAAAAACATCTTCTTTTATTACAACTCCTGATACAGTAACCATTGATCCAATGGATTGTACTGTTGATCCTGATGCGACTACTATTGCGGCTCATTATGTTTTATACAAATCACCTGGTACTGATTATCCCGATTTAACTCATTATGGGGCACATATTAGAATACAGGCAACAAAAGAAGTAAGAAGGGTATTAATGCGAATTAAAGGTATGAGTATAATATAATGGCTAATAATTTAACAACATACGAGCAGATAATTGGTTTCATAGAAACAATAGCATTAGCATCAGGTGGTAATGAATTTAACTATGGTGTACCCTCGGAACTAAACAATAAACATAATCGTAGTTATCCTTTTATAAGTGTATATCCTGAAAACACAGGGGTAATGAATAGTGATTTACAACAAGAGATTTATCAAGCAAGAACAACATTTAGATTATGGGTTTGGTATGGTCCCACAAATTCTAATAGTGATGATGATACAGGGAATCTAACAAGGAATTATCATAGTAATGCACAATCTATTGCTTTTACATTTTTAACAAACCTACACGAAGAAATGGACGATAATAGTAACAAGTTTATTTATGATAATAATAATGTGAATTTACAATTCTTTGAGGAACAGGGAACAGATTTAATCTGTGGTGTTACATTTACTTTAATAATAAATTACTATGAAAACTGTAAATAAAAAAATAGATGTAACAATATATATATACATATTATTATTTGTAATAATATATACTTTGTCAATATGATAACTTTAGATAAAATAGCAACAAACATACAGGTTATATTAGCAAACACTTTAATACGATTAGGTCGTAATGCTAGTGGTGCTTTTATTAATTCACTATCACATAAAATAGTTTATGGTTCAAGTTCTGTTGAGATCATTATTCAGGGATTAAATTATTGGCGAATAATAGAATACGGAACACCCGCAAAGAATATACCTTACGGAACAAAACGAACGGGAAAGGGTAATTCAAAATATATTCAGGGATTAATGAATTGGATAAAAACAAAAGGATTAGCAAGAGGAAACAAAACAGTTAAAGCAATGGCTTTTGCTATTGCAACAAAACAAACATCTACAAATAGAGGTGGTTGGGGTTATGGTAATCCTATGGATAAAAGAAAATTAGGTTTTATAAGAAAATCACAATCATTAATTAATGCAGAAGAAAATAAATTACAACAAATGTATCAAGGTAAACTAGACGAGATAGCAGAAAAACACTTTGTTAAAAAAATAGATTTTTAGTTATGGCTTTTCCAACAATAGTAAAATCACCGGCAACTGACAGTATGAGAAGTACCTTAAACCCTATCACTTTTGAGATAGATGAAGGAACATCAAACACACTTTATATTGTAGCAGTAATAGAGTATGATCTTGACGGTACTTGGGTAGATTTAGGAACGGGAACAAGATTAGCACAAGACTTGGACGATAGTACAAGATTTTATTATAATGCAGAACAATTATTATCTACATTAACTTTCTATGATTATAATAATTTTAATAATAGAATTAACGGTGGTGCTAGAGATTATAGAATAGGTAGTTGGGGTAGAATATATGGTTATACAGGTGTTACATCAGGTGGTAGTGGAAATATGAATTTAAAAGAAAGTGCTGTATGGAGTATTAAGGTTAGATTTTTTAGGGAGTATTTAGATAGTGCAACAGGATTAATTGTTACCGATACTGATGAAACATTAAGTAATGGGTTTTATATATCCGAACTTGGTTTTTCACAGGTAGAAATGTTTTCACAAAGGCAAGACGAGGAGTACGAGAAGTTTCATATGATCGGTGATACTGCTGTTGCTAATGCAGATTATAGGATATTAAGTAATGCACCTCAACCTATTAAAACAAATCTTGACGGTACAAATTTTATAAGTGGGTTTTGGAGTAAGAATACTGCTCAATCAGTATCACAATCAGGGGGGTATCTATTAGTACAAACTTACAATAATAATATAGGGTGGATTGGTAGTCACATTGTTATGGCGGAAATATCATCCCTTGCACCTTTAGTTGCTGATTATGATGTTTGGGGTGTGTTGGGAGATACAACTCAATTTATGATTCCTATTGGTTTAAGAGATCTTGCGGGAGCAATAGCAAGTGATGATCCGTGGGTATTTCCAAGTGCCTCTGCACCACTTTTTACTATAGCGGGTTTTTGGCCTAACGAAAGCACAGACGGATTAGGAACGAGTTTTAATAATGTAGATACTTATATTGTTAATATTGTTGATTATACAGTTCCTGCTACTCCAACTACTTTAACATCAGTTGTTTATATTAATACAGAGGGACCAAACTATGCAACATCAACAGGTGAGATTCTTTGTGGTAGTAGTTTTGAAGAAAGTAGTTATCCTAATTTAGTATTTCATTTTAAAAATAGATTGGGTGGTTTTGATAGATTTGAAAATGTTGGTAAATACAGTATCAAAAAAAATATAAAAACAAATACTTTTGAAAGAAGGCAATTTGCGGCAAGTAATGTATCAGGAGTATTTGATAAACTTGCAAGTATAAATGGTAAAATGAAGATAGCGAGTGAAACAGTAGACAGATATAGTGTAACCACCCAACATTTATCATCTGCAGAGGCAGAGTGGTTAACAGAAATGTTTACATCTACACAAGTAATGATACAGGTTCCGAGTTCAACTGCTGTTGGTGGTAGTGTTTATTCTCAATCTATGTTATTACCTGTTTTAATACAAGACGGTAGTATTAAGTATCACGATACAGATCAGGGTACAATAGAAATAGAGTTTTCTATGAAGGTAGCGAAATCAACTAAAGTCCCACGAAATTAATGAGTACAGAGAATAACGATATATTATTTCAAATACTAGATGATACCCAAAACATTCGAGGTGAGTTAGATGTTCACGAATTTAAAAACTTTCCTTTAGCAATAACCTATTCAGTTAAAGATGTAAGAGATTTAGAAAATAGTAAAGGATCATTTTCTAAAACATTTAATATACCTGCTACTAAAAAAAATAACAAAGTTCTAAATAATATATTTGGTGAGGGTGTTCAAATAACAGGACTAGACTTAATGCCTTGTGCTATTTTTGTAAGTGGAGCAGAGATATTTAGAGGTAGATGTTCTATTAAATCTGTTGCAAAAAAATCACTACCCCAATACTATGAGGTACAGATTCTTGGTAGTAATCAAGATTGGGTTTCTAAATTAGCAGATTTACATATGTGTGATTTAGATTTTGACGATCCTACCGTTGCTCAAATACTACCTACAATCACACAACCTACCACACAAATATATGATCAAGAGGGAATAGAGAATAGTTGGACTTATACATCCGATACGGGTTTCATTGTTTATCCTTTAATTAATACAGGTAAATGGACGGAAGAAAATGTAGTAACACCACCTGATTTATATCCTGCTTGGTTTATTATTAATCTTGTAAAACTTTGTCTTGCTAAAATAGGCTATACTTTGAATAGTGATTTTATGAATAGTAATTGGTTTAAAAAGCAAGTTGTATTTTTTGATAGACAAGAATTTCAATTAGAACCTGATACTGTTGCGGCTTATTCTTTTGAAGTTTCACAGGGTGCAAAGGGAGCAGATATACCTTCACCGTGGAGTAAACCACAATATGGTCCGTGTGCAGGTTATCCTAATCCACATCTAGATCCCGATGTAGATGATGATTGTACTTATTTTGAGGGTGGTGTAAGATTTTCAACTATTGTAGCCGATCCTGAAAGTGCTGTTGATTTAACTGAAACTGTTACAATACCAAACTTTTATATAGATACTTTAGAGGAATGGACGGGAGAAGGAACGGGTATGTTTTTAGGTTGGAGTTGGTGGGGTAGACGAGGTTGGGATGTTCTTGTGTCAAATGATAATGATAGTGATAATAGAGGAAAGAACTTTTGTGATATTAGGTGTGATGATTTTATGGACGGACCCGCAGGGTTTCAATTACAATCACAGTATTGGAAATTTAGATATTACCCATTTAGTTCAAGTGCTTGTTATTGGCCTGAACCTTTATATGCAGACGGTACAACTTTCGCTAGTGGTGGATTACCTACATCACAATTAGAATTACAACCGTGGTGGAACCCTTCGGACACAAATAACGATAACGGTTATTGGAATTGGGACGGTCTTAATATGTGTAATACTACTGTATGGACTTGCCCACAAGTAGGTTTATATAACTTTAAAGGTAGTCAAAGATTAGAAGCGAATATACATAGCATATGGCGGTGGAATAGGAGTTATA